CATCTACCATACTCAGCTCCATCAGGAGCAACTTGTACTACTAATTGATATCCATCACCTACTTTAGATGCAATCTTATCAATTGCGTTTTGTGGTGAAGAAATAAATTTAGTTAGTAAGTTACCACTAGCGAATGCTCGTGAACCTTGTCCGTTTGGATTTTCAGGTAAAGGTGATTCAGGTGCTCTTTTGTATTTGGTGTAAGGCAAACCAGGATAGATAGCTTCTGCAGCTAACTTTCTATATCCTTTAGCTAAATCTTTTAATTCTTTCATTAACAACTAAAATCTAAATCATCATCAGTAAGTAATGTGTATGTACATCTATTTCTGAATCCAAATGATTCTAAATCAAATGTAGCAACATGCCCAGCTAAACCATTATCAAATTTATCCTTAAATGGTGTTACATTGATGTTAGTTGGTATGTTAAATGCTTCTACTGAAAATTGAGTGTATGTAGTTAAGTCATTTATAATACTTAATGTATTAGAAAAAATATCAACCACATCATCAACGCCATAATAAGGAATAGATTGTTCATTTGTTGTTGGTTGTGATTCATTATCTTTTAGTTTTACCTTATCCGCAATTGTAAGTTGACAAGTGTGGATAATTGTTTTTTCTGTTAATACTGAATTTGTAATTAGAATGTTACCTAGAGGATAAGCTGGAAACTCTCTATTATCAATTGAGAAAACATCACCCTGCGAAACATAATTTATTGAAGGATGATTCTTCATTATCGCTTTGAAGTAATCTAAGACATTGTAGTACAAGCCATAGTTTTTTACATTTTGATTTTGTACTATATTAGCCATATATTATAAATTTAGTCCACCAAAATATTGATTACTTTGGTCAGGATAGATTTGAGTAGTATCACCCGTAGTTTCTAAGAATTCAGGTATATTGTTTGTATTAGCAATTAAGTAATCTTGCATTCTCGTAGCATAATACTCAGCGTTATCTTGCGCTTTAGTAGCTAAGTAATCAATCTCATTTTTACTAACTGCTTCACTTTGTTCTGATTTATGTTTTACAGCTCCCTCACTCTTAAACTGCGTACCACTAAAGGGTATAAACTCAACGCATGCGTACCAAATAAGCGTTGGTTTAACATAATCCTCCATTAGAGTTTGATAGTATCCAGAGAACGCTGTTTGTGATTCTACATCATCTTGTAGTTTATTGTAAAGAACAGTACCTAATAGATTTAAGATATACTTCTCTTGCGCTGTACGAACAAAGGGTAATAATCTATCGGCATCAACTGCACCTTGTAGTGGTGTGTTTTTAATAATATCGTTTCGTGTTATAAATAATCCAAATGCAGCCATTATTCAAAAATTTTATCGTTAGTAATTTCGTTTATATCTCCAACTTCTCTATCTTCATATTCCATCTCATTAGGATTCTCCATCTGGTCATTGATTTCTTGTTCTACTTCTTCAATTGTAGAATCAGTTTCTTCAGCAGTTGTAGAAAGGATTGCTAGAGGTGTAAGTTGTTCAAAGTATAACTCCATATCTTCCATTCCAGCTAATTCTAATGCTTCTGAGATAACATCGATTACCATTTGTTGGAAAGGTTGTATAGTCATTGTTTGTAAGATAGAATATGCCGTTTTCATTTCTTCACTCTGAGAAGAGAATCCGTTGTTTGCAGTACGAATACCAAATAGAAGTGGAGAAGTGATTCTATGCGCTACCAAAATTCTATCCTGAGCGTATTCAGCTACATAAGCGTACTTATCATGCAGATTTTCAGTTGTAATTGTTTCAACAGTAGGTTGATTGTTAGGGTCATCATTAAAAGATACCATAAATCTACCAGCATTACGAGTACCTGTAAACTTACCTTCAATCATTGATTCGATTGTATCTCTTTCTTCAGGCGCAGGTACACCATTGTTTAGATTTACCATTACCAACGGCAAGAATCCATTTTCAATATTGTTGATGTGTAAGTTACTTAATTCTGCTTCTGAGAATGAGAATTGTAAAGCTGAAATCCAATCAGGTAAACCATAATAGAATCTACCTGGCGTATAATCTTTGATATAAAGGATTTCTACTTGCTCATTAGATGTTCCGAACTTAGGAATCAATCTTTTGTTTCTCTGAGCTTTCATATCAGTCCAATCCGTACAATAGTAGTAGTTTTGAATCTCATGCGATTCATAAATCTTTTCCGCTCTTAGATTTTGTACTGGTGTATGATATAATTTTTTGATTTCAGTATGTGAATCGTTCCACACTACTTGAAATGCAGCATTACCATATAGCTTTAAGTCAAAGGTTACTTTCCTTAATTCCTTTTGCGGAAGTATTCTTTGTAAAGTTTCATCTTTTACCTCATCTTTAGAGTAAAGTCCTTTACCATAAATCAAATCAGCTACACCTTCAACACAAGCAGCGTTTGTAGTTGATGTGTTATAAGCATCAGTAACGATTGGAAAATAATCATCTTGTCCGATGATACCATAAGGCACCCATTGGTATCTTGTTTTTGTATCCTCAACAATATCAGGAATATCTTGTCTTGTAAGACTTACAAATTTAATATTATCTTTAATATTCTTCATTTTATGTCAGTATTATGTATTCATTTGAACTATCGCTGGAGATATAAGAACCTGATGTGTTTTGGTTTTTATATTGAGCTTTATTAATAGATTGTGATGCGTAACATTGAATAGTTCCACTCCAAATATCACCACACGTATCGTTTATCGTAGCACGAAATTCATCACCAACTGAAGCAGTAAGTGATGCTGTAAATTGTAATATACTTTGTTCTGCGTTATAAGAGTATTCACTAAGTGTAATAGAGGATGTAGTTAATGTAAACATATTCTCTAAATTTAGAGTTAAATCGCTACTTCCAGTAGGTTTTGTTCTTATAGTGAACACGTTTGAACCTGAATCGTACCAGCTTTGCATGTTTTATATTGTATTTAAGTTGTCTTTACCTATTTAACAACTCTACATACATAAGTATTACATCATCTAATTGCATAAAAAAAGGGTTCTCACAAAGAGAACCCTTTTGGAATCCGAGTATTTATAAAACTAATATATTAGTTTCCGCTTCCATATACCACAGTTGGTACGCCATCTCCAGTGAATGCTGCAAATGGGTCAGCTTCCGTAGAACCTGATAAGAACTGTGCTGGAAGTTTTTCTTCTCCAGTTAAAGTTACTGAGTATCCAAATAAATCACCTAAACCTGCACCAGTTTGAATTGTGCCGGCAGTTACATCCGCTCCGTTAACTTTACCTACTAAAAGAGCTTCACCATTTTTAGTGTGAACAACGATTTTAGGTCTACCATAAGCCATAAGCTTTAATTGAGTAGTCATTTCGTTAGTTAATCTCTTTAGGTTAAGTACAGTTTCTTGAGAGAAGAAAGTTGTTCCATTCTCTCTTGAAGTGTTAACAGTCTCCGTATAAGCAGATGTACCTTTAAGTTCATATTTGTACACAGTAGAACCTGATGGGAATGCAGTGATTTCATCTTCTGCATTTTCCGAAAAGCTAGCAGTTGTGAAGTTGTAGAAGTAAACGGCTTGTAAACCTCCGATACTATCTTTACAAACTTCATTTCTTCCAGCTGATAAATTACAAGTAGCCATAGTGTATAATTTTATTTATTAATTTAATTTTAAACTTAAAACTTCAGATTTCAGGGGAGGTATTATCCTCCCCATCTATCATCTATATAGTCATCTCCTACTTACGAAGGGATGTGAATTGCGATGTCCTGTCCGATACCGAATTGAGTATCAGCAGTGTAACGCATGATGATTCTATAATTTTGTGAACCATCTAGGTCAGCCATGTCTAACACTCTTACTTCATTGTAGTCAGACATCAAGCCAGTCCCGAAGAATAGGTTAGATTTCTGAGCTGCAACTAAGTATGAAGATGTCATACCTGGACAGTGTACTAATGGAATACCATTGTAATCCATTGGTTTAGCACCAACAGTTACTTGGTTGTTATATCCGTTAGCGTAGTTAGCGCCGATTGCTTGTTGGTAAGCTTTAGCAACATTAGTTGGTACATAGATTACTAAATCTTCTTTACCATATACTGCATCAGGGATAGCAGTTTCTAATGCTTCTAATTTAGCGATTACATTACCAGAAGTGATTGAACCACTAGCTGATGATTGAATTGCATCAGTTGCACCACCTGTTGCTGCAGAAGCAGATAAAGCAGGTAAGAACCCTTTGAATTCACCATTGTTAGCTGATTCACCAGTCCAAATAGATTGCTCAGTAGCTTCAGCTACTTTACCACCTACATACGATACTAAGAAATCGTTGAATGAAGCAGGAATCTCATCAAATGCAGAGAAACCTAATTGTAGCGCTTCCCATGAATCAACGAATTCTGATTTACATAATTCCAAGTTAACTTGAAGCTCTTTTGGCTCCAATAATCTTTCCGTTAAGGATACTGAACCAGATGTAGTGAAATCACACGATGCGTCTTGGATAGCACCAGATACGTCAATCTTTTGGATTACAGATTTGAATTTCACGTTAGGCATGATAGATACAGCCTCTTGGTCCAAAGTTTTTGCACTTAAAAGTGCTGCTGCGATGTACTTTCCAGCTGCTTCACCCGCATAGGTAGAAGTTACTGAAGGAAGTGCAAAGTTTTGATTCTTTCTCATTTTTAAATCAGTTTTTTAGTTTTGTGCAAGTTTTACCTTCCAGGGTAACGTCGGCGGAGTTATAAAGTTTTTTTAAGAAGCTTGCCTGCGGTGAAGCAGTTCTTCTGGTGTTACCAATAGGTTTAGTTGCCAATGGAGCTCCGTTTAAAGGAGGTACTGAAGATAATTCGACTTCTTCTTCTTTTTCTTCGATTCTTTCTTCTAGTTCCTCTTCAACTTTTTCCATCTCTGCAATTTTCTTTTCCAATTCATCGATTCTGTAAGCCATTTCTTCTACTTTCTTCGATACCTCTTCTAAGTTAACTACATCAACCTCAACCTCTTCTTTAATCTCCTCAGCATCTGATAATTCAGTTTCAGGAAGTTTTTCAACTTCTTCTTCTGAACTTTCATCCTCTAATTCGATATTTTCTCTTTCTCTAATCACCCCATCCTCAACGAAGATTTTGAAACGAGATTCGTTTCCTTCTTCATCTCTTAATACAAGCTCATGCTCTCCGTTAGGTGCAGGGGACTTTGAACCATCCTCAGCAACAACTTCTACGCTTTCGCCTACATCGAATGTTGGTGACTCAAGAACAGTGCCATCTGCTAGTTCAGCAAATGTCAATTTTACTTCCTCTTTTACTTCTTCAGAAGAAAGAAGAGTAATAATCTTGTTTAATACTGATTTTGAGTTCATAAGTTTTCGATTTTAGTTATTTAACAATTTTAAAACAGTTTGTTTAATTTTACGGGTTGTTGTTAGATTTACCAGTAGTAATCAACTGAGCGGAACCCGTAAAGACGTGTGTTGTAAATCCACCCGATTGAGTTATAGTACCACCACTAGCTTTTGGTAATCCTGAATATTTGATAGCAAATAATCCACTAGCACCTTGAGTGTTAGATGAACCACCATCACCACCATGTCCAGAGTTAGCAGGGTAAGGAGTTGCTGCTCCAGCTGATGTTAATTTACCATCACCACCACCAGCGAATTGTGTTACACCTGTAACTAATCCGTTTACAAATGTATCGGTGATATTGATGTGTCCACCACCATTACCAGGAAATGCACCACCATCAGCACCATCACCATTTACACCACCACCGCCACCACCGGTTG